AGAGTCTGTGTCTAGAGCTATAAACTCTAATGCGCTACGCAGGGCCTATTCCCTTCGTCACCCAAAGGTCGATGAGGTGGTCAGGAAACATGACATTGACATCAAAAGAGATGACCTAAGAGTCAAGCGAGATTTAGAAGTAAAGGAAGACCCAAAGACTAGAAAAGGGTCATACGGAAAAACAACAAAATTAAACCAGTTAAGGAGCTTAGATGGCAAAAAAGGCAATAACCAAGTTTAAGGACGATGAAGTAAGCAACCTCCTTATAGCGAAGTACGGAGACGTCATTAAGAGCGGAACCGAAGTGATGAAGACTCTCGGTGAGTTCAAGACAATGAGCGTATCCCCAGCGTTAGACATGGCTCTAGGGGGAGGTATACGAGAGGGAAGCTGCGTGGCCATGACAGGAGACCCAAAGACCGGCAAGACCACTACAGCCCTTCACTTTGCGGCCAAGTGTCAAAAAGAAGGCAAGCAGGTTCTTTATTTCAATACCGAGGGAAGACTCGAACTGAAAAATTTTGAAGGCATAAAAGGTTTAGACCCAGCTAAGATTAAGGTTATAGAGGCGTCTGATGACAGGGTTCTATCCGCTGAGGAATATCTCAACATGATAGAAACATACATAATCTCTACACCAAACATGGTTGCCATTATTGACTCCGTGTCAAACATGGTTCCTTCAGTCGAGCTGGAGGGGGAAATTAGAACTGGAGTCAGAAACGCTTTACCAAGACTTCTATCAATGTTTTTCAAGAGGGTTAGTGGTTCGGTAGCTAGAACAAAAGCTATCTTAATCTTTATCACTCACAACATTGCAAACACTAGTGGTAGTCGATTTGCCCCAACAAAAATGGCAGACGCTGGGAATATGCTTCAGTATCAAGTAAATACAAACATGGTAATCACACACCGTGGAAAATGGGAAGTCCCAAAGGAGAGCGGAAACCACGTCGGGCAGGTAGCCAACTGGTTGATTAAAACATCTTCACACGGAATACCAATGTCTTCAGCGTCTAGCTGGATAAAATATGGAACTGGAATTGACGAGGTTCAGGAGATAATTCAAATAGCCTGTGAGTTTAGGCTTATCAGAGCTGCGGGAGCTTGGTACACGATCACCTGCGCGTTAGAAGATCCAAAAGATAAGAGGGTCGCCAAGGCTCTCAAAGAAAACGGGATCGCCGAAAAGGAAGAGGACATGGAGAGGTTTTTTAAATTCCAAGGGGTAAATAGACTTTCCGAATTCTTAACAAAAGAAGAGGGTCTGGCCGAATTTGTTTACGACAAGATTAAAGAGCTTTTTGAGTTATGAAAGTTGTGGGCCTTAATGGTAGGGAATATAACCTCAACCTCAGAAAATACTCTGTTTACAAGAACGACGACAAGAAAAGATCCAAGCCTCACCTTTTAGCCAGAAAGGTTATATCCGAAACTTTATGTGGGTATAATGTTCTTGAGGAAGTCAAGCTGCCCGGAAGCACAGCCTCCCACAAGAGAAGCGTTCTGTATTTAGATTTCTTTGTTCCAAATCTGATGCTCGCTGTCGAAGTCCATGGAAGGCAACACTATGAATATGTACCCTTTTTCCACAAGACAAAAAGAGGATTTATTCTAGCTCAAGCAAGGGACGAAGACAAGACTGAGTGGTGTAAACTTAATGGTGTTGAAATTTTAGTGCTGAAATACTCGGAGTCAGAAGATGAATGGAGAAAAACCCTTGAAAAACGCTAACGATCAATTTGAAGAATTCACAAAGTCTATAGATGACTACATTGAATTAAAGGGTGTAAAGCAAATTTCCTTCACGGAAGATTTCAACGTCGCTCTAAACCTCGATTTAGACGTGTTGGATAAGCTTACTCAGCAAGAGTGTTTTGACTACGCCTACACTCTCTATCAATACGCTGGCTATGTACAAGACGAGATGTCTCAACAGCAGGTGGTTGTTGATTGGTGTACCAGTAGGCTGAATTACGTCATAGCCAACAACGAAGACAGCTTCCCACAATACACAAAACACGAAATGAAAGTACCAATTTTAATAAAAGAAAATTCGTTTGCATCTAAAGTAGATCAGTGGAGACTAGTTGCTGAATCAAGACTCAAAAGACTTGAGGGAAAAGATTCTTTAACTAGAAGAAAGGCGGACTGCTTGATGGAGAAAGGTAAGAGAAAATGAGTATTAATGAACACATGAAAGACTTCCTTGGATCCCTGACTGCCGACCAGCAGAAGGAACTAACTAATATGTTGAGAGACATGGAAGGACAAAAAGATAATAACTCAGAGGATAGTCCTGAGACATCCATCGGGGAAGACTTCACAGTAAACAGGGGGTCTGCTAACAAGAAGGGTAGGGCTCCGGTCAGTGGTGGAGAAAACACTTGGGAGGACGTTGGCGAGCTTAAGGAGGTGGAAACTCCACACTTTGAAAGAACACCAAGAAGTAGGCCGTTACCCAAAACCGCAGAGGTCTCTTGTCACGTATGTGGTAAGTCCTTTAAGGTAAATAGCTCTTTGTTGTCAGGAAAATTCTCTAGATGTGATAGGTGTACGGGTAAATAATATGGATTTAAAGCTTACTGATGCTGGAGCGGAACGGGCTGTCTTAGCAGGCCTCTTTACGTATGGTCTTGAATCCTATGTTGAAGTGTCTACGATTATAGACTCCCAAACCTTTGGTAATAATAATAATCAGATCATATACAAGTGCGTTGAAAAGATCTTCCAAAGCGAAGCGGAGATAGACCTGCCAGCTATTTTGTCGGCAGCTTCACAGCTAAACTTTAGTGAGGTTTTAAATACCAAGCCTGAGTTAGAGTACATAAAATCCCTGTTTAGCTTTCCCGTTAAGCAGGATAATGTAATACATTTTGCCGCCCAGATAAAGAAATTTGAATTCGCTAGAAAAATCAAGCGACTAGCAAACAAGATTAGTAAAGATGTAGAATCTGTTAATGGTACAGAATCCATAGATGAAATCATCGGGATCATAGAGAATCCCGTTGTCGAGTTCCTAAGAGAAGATGACTCAGGGCAAAAGCCAGAAAAGATTGGGGAAGGCCTAGAAGAGTATGTGGCATTTTTAGCAGAGCACAAGTGTGATCAGGTTGGGGTATCCACTGGGTTCCCTAGATACGATGCAGCCATTGGTGGTGGCCTGAGAAGAAAATGTGTAGACTTGGTTTCTGCAAGACCAAAGGTTGGAAAGAGCGTGTTTGCCGACAACATAGCCCTAAACACTTCGGCTAAGGGTATTCCAGTTCTTATGCTTGATACGGAGATGTCTAAAGAAGATCACTTGAACAGAATCCTGTCTAACCTCACAGGTATTCCCATTAACGACATAGCAACCGGAAGCTTTACGTCTGATGATGAAAAATACGACAGGGTAATCAAGGCGGCTGACCATATAAAAAATGCCCCATATACATACGCCAGCGTTTCAGGCGCCCCCTTTGAGCAGATACTTAACATTATCAAGAGATGGCTTATTCAGGATGTGGGCACAGATGAGAACGGCAAAACTAATGAGTGTGTTGTAATATATGATTACCTAAAACTAATGTCATCAAGCGCTATCACAAACAACATTCAAGAATACCAAGCTCTTGGTTTTCAGATTACCGCTCTTCACAACCTAGCTGTTAAATATGATTTCCCATGCCTAGCTTTCGTTCAGCTTAACAGAGATGGAATAACAAAGGAGAGTACGGATGCAGTGAGTGGGTCAGATAGACTCATCTGGTTGTGCACATCGTTTAGCATATTCAAGTCCAAGTCTCCCGAAGAGCTTGCTGAGGACGGCCCGAAGGCGGGCAATAGAAAGCTGGTTCCAATCGTTGCGAGACATGGGCCGGGAGTGGATGACGGAAACTATATTAACATGCAGATGCAAGGGGAATACTCTCGCCTGACCGAGTTAAAAACAAGAAACGAATTCAGGACTGAGCCAAACATAGACACGGGACTTATAAACCCGTCAGACATAAAAGGCATCTTAGAGAGCGTAGAATGATAGACTTAAAAAAGTTAAACATAGAATCGTTTGAGAAAATAGAACTCATACTTAATACCCTCTCTGTAGAGCATGAGGTCTTTGGGGATAATATATATTGCAAATGCCCAATACACGAGGGTAGTGACAATGATAGGGGCTTCTCTATCTCTACAGATAAAAACATGTGGAAATGCTGGACTCGCAGCTGCGAAAGCAATTACCATAATGACATATTTGGCCTTGTTCGCGGGGTCTTATCCAACCAACTAGGAGAAGAAGTAGACTTCGGTCAGGCATTAAAGTTCATCTGTTCCACCCTAGACATAAAAAAAGATTCGATGACGCTAAAGCCCAAAGAAGAGGAGTCAGGCGACTTTGTTAAGCTAGTGAACATGTTCTCCAAAAAGACTAACGTTTTCCCCGCACCAACCGAGACCGAAACTGTTTATGATCTTAAGCCCCCAAAGTATTTCATGTCTCGTGGGTTTTCTCAAAAAACTTTAATGCGTTTTGGGGTCGGTGACTGCTATAATAAAGGTAGCGACATGTACCAAAGATCGGTTATACCAATACAGTCAGACACTGGCAGCACAGTTGCTTATATCGGAAGGGCTATTCGAGACTACATAAAGCCAAAGTTCCTATTCACAAGCGGTTTTGATAAAAGGTTCTATTTGTATAATTACCACAGAGCAATAGACAAAGCCTTGGAAACCTCGTGTTTATTTCTGACGGAGGGTCAGGGTGATGTTTGGAGACTTACGGAATGTGGGATAGAAAACGTTGTAGGAATATTTGGAAAGAGCCTAACAACCCAACAACACGTCAGAATTCTGTCTAG